CTTTTGTGCTTCAAACATCATGTTAATTTACTCCAAAAATAATAAGTACACAGTGTGTAAAAACACAAATCATAGACAGCAATTATGTTCACAAATATTCTTTTTCTATTTTTTTATTTAAGTTATCTTTATTACTAAAAGCATATAATGATGCCTTATAGCTATGTGGAAATATTTCCCAATAAGGTCCTTCTTTTCCATTACATCCATTTCTTGCAGGATATATTTCTAATACAAATTTATAATTATTAATCTTTATATTTTTTCTTATTTTTGACATCTATATCTTTCATTTTTTTAATTTCTAATTCACAATAATGAATTATTTTTTCTAAATCTTGTATGCCATTTTTATTCATGTAACGACATACATACTTTATAACGTTTCCCTGAAAAAAAGAAAGGTCGTTCTTAGAAATAAATTCATATGGTTGAATATGAAAATCTTTGTAGTGACTCCCGCCTATCTGCTTATCTTGTGGAAACGCTCCATCAAACATATCTTTATTTGTCATATTATTTCTTCTCCTATGTTGTATTGATATTCATAACCTTGATTCATTATGAATAAATTTTCTTTTGCTCTTGTCACACCAACAAAAAATAATCTATGTTCAGTGTCTTTATTTACCTGAGCTGCTTCGTAAATAATTCTTTCTAAATCTGTAAACAAAACTACATTCTCTGCTTCTTCTCCTTTAACTGCATGTATAGTAGACAATTTTATTCTTGCCGGTTTACCTAGATCCTCGCCACTCGCCACTAGTTCCTTGATATAATCATATTGATAGTCTTTAAATCTTAATGCGTCCCAGCCTCCAGATGCAATCAGGCCATGTTCTAGTCTTAACTCATCCATATCAACCGAGTCCACATTTACTAGAGACTTGCCACCAGAAAATCCGTATTTTACGTCGCCCTTATCATACTTTAAATATTCATAAATGTTTCTTGCTTCTTCACCAGATATGCTTGCACCTCTATTCAATCTTTTCCAATCATTAATTGCTTTTAGTGCTTCATTGGGCAACAGTTCATTAAATTTACACTCAAACCGGTAACCGGTTTCTTGTAGAGTGGGCACCAGGTTTTTCATTTGTTCATTGGTTCTAGTTAAAATCATCCATTGTCCAGAATTAAAATCTAAATCTTCTAGTTCTAAATTTTCAAAGACCCTACCTTCTGCTTTTCTAGGTTCCCATGTTTTAATTCTTCTCTTATCAATATTATCTAAAATAGATAATGCAACTTTATGTACTGCACGTGGTACTCTTCGTGATTCAGTTTGATGATCGGGAGTCCCTTCAAGACTAATAAATGTTTTAGGGTCAGCGCCTTGAAACGCATAAATAGCCTGATCGTCATCCCCTGCAATGTAAGATCTTTTACAACAGGATTCGATGTAAAAAAACATTTCCCACTGCAAGGGATTTAGATCTTGGGCTTCATCGAGAAAAACGGCGTCGAGGGAGGGACATTTATTTTTCTCAACAAACTTGGAAATCATGTCTGAAAACTCATACATGTTATAATCTTTTTTATAATCAATAATATCTTGATTAATTTGATCTAGTAAAGGTTCACTAATATAATCTATTAAATCGAGTTCTACTGCAGCATCTTGTAATTCAATTTTTTTACATCTAGAATATTCAATAATCTGCATGTATTGATTTCTATATTCATTAAAACCATTCTCATGTTGTTTAGTTTCAAAGTGTAAATCATTGTGGCCATACTTATTTTTAAATGCATTCCAGTTCTTATCTTTTAGTAATTGCGTGTTGGTATCAATACCTAATAATTTAGTTCCCATTGAGTGCATCGTACAAATCCAATCAAAATCAAATGTTGGATATTCTTTTTGTATTCTATCTCTTGCTTCATTCGCAGCTGCATTACTAAATGTAATATAACAAATTTTTTTAGAATCAGTTTTATTATTAATTAATTCGTTATGTAAATGTTTATGTATCAATGTATGTGTCTTTCCTGTACCTGGTGGACCAGCGATTACGGTTCTCATTCAAATGCTGCTGGTTGTTTTTCTATTCTTCTAGGTATATACTTTTCAACTTCTATTTTTTCTACCGTCCAAACTTTTACACTTTTCTCGTCTTTACCCATTGTAATCTTTACAACATCTGTTTTTGCACCAAACAATTGTTCTAATAATCTTATGGTTTTATTTTTAGGATATTTCTTTTCCGACCATGTTTTTTGTTTAATGACATATGCCCAGAAATCTTTAAATTTAAAATAACTAACACCGTTTTGTGTATATGGTTTTCTTTTCAATACATCTTCCATAGACTTTCCATCTCGACTTATAAAAGTTGTTAGTAATTCTTTTAATTGTATATCTTTTTTAGTGTCATCTGGAGCTTCAATAGAAGCCATGTTCTTCATTAAAGATGCTAATTGTTTTCTCCATACTAATTTAGCAACAGGAATCAAAGGTGTTCCCAATTCTGTCATACATTCAATACTAAATTTTTCATGATCATGCAGTGTAGGTGCATCTACTTCAATAGTGTCTTCATCTATATCAACAAAAAATATGGGTGGATCTGACTCGTATTTTCTAACCGCTGTAATTGCCGGCATTCTAACATCACCACCTTTACCAAATTGTTTTGTATAACAAAGTCTTTCATCACAAAAATTACAGATAGGTTTATCTTTACATCTATAATCATAATCTTTTTTATCTAATTGTTTTACAATTCTTTTTATGTCGTTTGATTTTAAAGGCGGTTTAATATATTTTTCATTATTATAATCTTCTAATTTATCTTCCCAACCTATTGGATTTGCTTTCTTTACATACACTCCAATATTAAATAAACCATTGTCACGACCTGACGCTGCAATGTCCCCATTACCTTCTATAATAGGACCATTTTTAATTATAGTATTTAAACAAGGTGGTCCATCTGGAAAATCTTCTTTTGGTTTTTCTTCTGTTTTATTAACTAATAAATTTTTTAATTGAATATCTTCTAGTGCAATTAAATCATATGATTTTATAAAACTATCTATCGTTAAAGAATTACCGTTATCGTCAATCGCATATTTAACCGTTCTATCTCCACCGTGATAAGGCATGTTTAAAAAACTACCTACATCTCCTCTATCAGCCATAATTTTAGATTGTTTAGGAAATATTTCTGCTTTAGCATAACCCAAAGCTGATGCCATCAGTTGTAATTTCTGTCTCATCAATGATGCAGGTACAAATTGTTTTACAAAACAATAGACGTGTGCACCACCTGATTTAGATCTAAATACAATTAGTGGTAATTTCTTTTCTCGTATTTTTTTAATTAATTTTAAATGATCAAATGGATAAGTATCAATATCGATTGCACCCCATCTACATTTATTATCTTCATTGATTGGTATAATACCAAGTCCAGGTTCTTCACCTTTTAAATGCTTTTCCCATAACTCATCTGTTACCGGTTCTCTAATAGTTTTTGATCTAACTTCGTTTTTACCATCGTGTCTAATCTCATCAGTTTTTTTAGTGACACCATGAGCACTTTCTAAACCTTTAAATATATCTTTTAATCTTTCTAACATGTTCCCTCAAGTTAAATTAAATTGGGCGCCACAAACGTAGCGCCCAAATGTGGCAATTATCTGTTTTGTTTATCCATGCTATCATGGAAATCTTTAGCTCTTTGATAAAGCTCAGCGTCTTGTACAGGTGCTTCAGACTCTACTGAAAACCCATACCACTGATTACCTTTACCAGAGTTTAATACAGAACTTAGTTTGTAAGAGAAAGCAAATGATGCAGGTGTAAATGACCCTTGTTCATCTTTCATAGTCTGAGACATCTGAAGTGACTGCCATTTTCTTGCAACTTTGCCTTGAGATGCACTCATAGAAATTAGTGCAGTCTCTGCTTTTCCATCTTTACCAAGTATAATTACAAAGTTTTGATGTACAGTTAAAATGTAATTACCATTCTGTAATCTATCTTTACCACCATCTTTAGTAGTCTTAGATAAAATATCAGAATCTGCAGGAAAGATTTGTTCTGGTCTACCTGAACCAGTACCAAATTCTGCCCACTCTTGGTATTCCATTTTATAGTAACAAGGAATTACTACAATTCCTTCATCACCATCATACAGTTTTTTAGTCACTGTATTTAAAAACATTCCAGGTTCTGCACCTTCTACGTAATTTTGATTACGTTTCTGCGCTTCTCCTGAACCGTTTTGTAAAAGTTTTAAGATTGGTAATGCAAGAGATTCTTGTCTTACGTTCTCAAAACCTTTTGAGGCATCGTCTCTAAATAAAATAGTAGACGGTGTTTGTGCCGCTTTTTTAGTTGTTACATTGTTTTCCATGTTTAACTCCTTTTTATATTTGTACGGTTACCCACGTAAGTTTTAAAGCAATCAGGAAGTTCGACTCCAGATTCGTTGCACTCCCTGACTACTCCTTTAAGGGTCTGAGGATGTACGCCCACTTTCTGGACAGGTTCGTATCCTTGACCTTTAGCAAGGACAGCATATTGTGCCGCCTTGTTATCTTCGCCACGACCAAAGGTAACGGTAATATCATTTTTAATAATATCACCTCGACCGTTTTCACGAAGCCATTGAAAAGCTGCATCTTGATCAACAATAGATGCACTATAGAAATTAGAGACTTCAACAGTTTCTCCATCTTTCAGCTTTAATTTTGTAATATTCATTTCTTCCATCATTTGAGGAATTTCAAATTGTGAAAGTATATTTGCTTTTTCTTTTAATTTTTTAACAGAAGCTTCTGCATTTGCAATTTCATCTTCTAAATCTTTTAGCTGTTGTACTTTGTTTGCTAATTCATTTGGATTAGCTACAGCTTTAATTTGATCTTGTTTATCTTCTCTAAAATTTACGTCACTCATAATATAACCTTTCTATTTCTTTCTAATATAATCCTACAAACTAAATTGTCAAGAGGATTCTTTTTGATACAAATCAATTTCAATTGGATAGTACCTTCTTTCTTGCTTGTCCCATTTTAATAATTTATATTTTCCATTTGTAATATCAGAAACTATTGAACATGCAACTCCGATAATTGCAGGATCACCTGTAAGTAGTAAATAATCTTCAGGTGTATAATCTGTTAATAACTTTCTTAATTTAAAAACTAATGGACCCGCACTTAAAATAATTTGTGCGTTCTCTGGTAATAAAACTTTTAATTCTCCAAATTCAGATGCGCCTATAATATTTATTTTAGGACGACCTTCTCTACTGCCAGGTACATCCTGGATTACATAAACTTTATTTTTCATAATTTCTTGACTTCTTGTATACTAAATGATAGAGGGTTTCAACAGAAAGAAGAAAATAATATGAATTATAAATTTAAATCAAAACCCTTTGAGCATCAGCTTAAAGCATTAGATATGTCATGGAATAAAGAAGTATTTGCTTATTTTATGGAGATGGGTACCGGTAAATCTAAAGTTCTTATAGATAAT